AACGCATTGCCACCCTGCTGCGCTCCCGGCCTTGGTGTTCCCGGTAGCTGGTTGGGTGCTGTCTGGAACGGGGTATCTATCCCTGGCGTCGGTGGCTGAATACCCTGAAGTGCGTTGGGTAATACCGTGGGGTCGAAGCCACCACCGCCGTTGCTACTTTCGTTGGTATTGGGAGCAGGCGCGGCTAACTGTTCCTGTGTGACCCCGGCCTGGAACGCCGCCTGCATGAATTGATTGAACAGCACCTGAAACTCTACCATCGTCCACTTGGCACCTTCGTCACCGCGCTTTGCCAATGCGTCGGTTATACGTTGTGTCCGAACAAGTGGATTCTGAACCGCCATTTCCTGCCAAATTGCGTCCATTTCCAGGTCGGAATCCTGGAGTTCCAGTATTTCCTCACGAATCCGGTAATCGCTCATCAAGGGTTGCCCGCTCGGTCCGGGTAGCCGCATCTGTTGTGCTTGTGCCGCTTTCGCGGGCATGTCCTCCGGCAACTGGGGCCGCAGGGTGATTTCAACCTCTGGCAAGTCTACAATGTCCTGGGGATTGATGCGGGCCGAGAACCAGCGCCGGTTCCGTCCCTGGCCACTCAGTTCCAAGGAGCCAAAAGCTCCCGTCACGAAGTGGTCCACCCACAGGTTCGATATCTGCCGCAGAGCCGTGGATATGGCCTGGGAATCAGGAAGCACCCGGTCTCCCACGCCACTCTTCAGGGTGTTCATGGCGAAACCGGAGATGGTGGCCGGGGTCTCCCCGAACATGATGACGGGGAAGCCGCCCCGTTGCATCTCTCCGTTAACTAGGGTGGCATACGGGCCTATATCGCTGGCTGCTTTGATGAAGTCATATACAATCAGTTCTTCGTCGGCCCGCAAGGGTATCTCAGCCCCGGCCTTGAATGGGTCTCCCTCGACCAGTTTGACCCCATCGCGGCTCTTGATACCGAAGACCGGCTTCAGGCTCCGATGGACCAGTTCCTTCTGGATGGACATGACATAATTATTGTCATCCCATATGGCCCGGTTCTCAACGAAGATACTCTCGCCGTAGTCGGCCAAAGAATCCGCAAGCTGTACCCTAGATATCTGGGACGGCAACTGGCCACCCTGGGGGCCATTACGGACTATGGGGGGTTGCAAAGACGAGGCCACGACCCAACCGGGAGTCCGGTCCTGGCCATGGACCGTGTTCTTAATCAATGCCCCACTTGTAGCCCGCAAATCCGGTACCACGACAGTGTTCTTCTCGTCGTCGTAATAATCGTAGATTAATGCTGGCTCTCGTTTATTACGGTCGGGGCCAAAAGATTTACCGTACTCCTTCTCAATCTGCTGTGGCATCCGGTAATACTTATGACAAATCCAGAGAAGTCCGTCATGGCCGAACTCCCACATAGTCTCTTTGGGGTCCCAAGGAGTAGCGTCAGCCCAACTACGACCATTCTCCTTCATTAACAGAGCGCGGCCCATAGTGTGGCCGAACACGGGCATGGAAAAGGACATCTGGGACTTGAGGCCAGGCATCCCAATAAGGGCCAGCCTAGCATCATTGGCACGGAAGTTGCCCAGAATGAATCGCTCTTTGTCGTTGTCGTTGTCACGCGCAGAACGGTCGTCATTTTCCTGCGGAGTCTGTACGGTCATGGCTGCGCCGGACAGAAGACTGATACCCTTCCGAGCCATGGTGCGAGAATCGTTGGAGGTATGGGTCTCATATCCTTGAAGCTCGGGCGGGGCGTACTTGTCCAGGAGCCAATGCGTCTCGTAGTCCCGACGCCACCGCTCACGCAGTTTCTCGGTATCGACTTCCTTCTCGTCTACCTGTTCGATTATGTCGTCAGCTATCGCCATGGTCTAATGATACACTATCTTGGCTACCCGCGAAGTTAAATCCTGAACGTAGCCCCATTCTCCGACCAATCCGTATCCAAGTGCCCTGATACCGTCACAATCTACCTGGTCTGGGGTATTACCGTAAATCTCCCCGTCACGACCAGTTTTCCACCGATATGGCTTCGCTAGGTTACTGAAAGGCTCCAAACAGGCACCGAAGTTACTGAGGATACCCTTGCATGACTGGTCAAATACAATACCCGGTTCACCAGTCAGCGGGTCTATCTTCAAGAAGCTATGTATTCGTGCATCTACGTCATTGATGGACCGCACTTTGAAAGATTTCAGGTCTAATCCAGTCTGGCCCATCCAAACTTCGGCAACCGATGAATTATGATGATGCTGGTCACCGTACAAGTCCTCAGTAGCGAATATTCCTGGTCGCCCTCTCCCGGTAGCATGCTTCCAAATAGGATACCGATGGGACCACTGACCGCTACCAGTCACAATCTGCACGATATCTTCAACGGTTTTGCCCCGCTCATACAATTCCGCGAATACTCGAACTTGACCGTTGATTCTCTGGGCAAATAGGTAATCGCAGGCACCCCCGTAACCAGGGTCCACCCACATATATACCGGCATATCCGGCTCGTATTGCACAGAACGGATATGGATATCAGGACGGAATTCCGGGAAAACCAGGCCAGACGGAGCAACAGGCTCTCCCGCCACATGCTCCCGGAACCGGTCCTCCGGCATTGCCTGTTCCATACGTAGGATTTCTGGGTCTTGGCGGCCACCAGGGAAAAGGTAGTCGTTTGACCATGTGGGGAGTGAGAAGGATTTGGAGTCGCCCAACCCATTACGCCACATCTCAAAGAATCGAGGGTACCAGCCCAAAGAACCTTCGAGCGTGCCTGCCATCAGTAACTGGCCGTCTGTTGGGTCCAAGGCCCTCATTTCCACGAGGCGCTCGTGAGACCGGTAGTATATATCCAAGTCGGTTTGAGCAGCCTCAAGCAGGTATACCCGGTTTGGGGCTTTACCAGCCCATGTTCGAGGGTCAGCCCCTGATTTGGTCTCATAAATGGTGCCGTCTTTAAGTTCGATATACCCAGGGTCAACACGCTTGGACGCCTTCTTCAATTGCCCAATCTTCGCCATGCCCGCAGCAATGTAGTCAAATTCAGGTTTGGTCAATTCGTAATTGGCCGCACCGAGCCAGATTAGCTCAGGTTTCCCAAACCGCTTATGGCCCAACTCGTAGTCGGTTACCACCACGGATTTTCCAGCCCGTACTCCTCCACACACGAGTATGGTGGACGCAAGGCTGGTCAGAATCGGCCACTGGAGCATCGTCGGTACACGCCCCCGCATTTCAAGCGACGCTACCATGGTGCGATAACCCCGGTTGACCAGGGTAGTCTTCAATGCCGGGTCTATCTCTCTTTTCGAAGGCGCTTCAGTCGTTGTCATACGGTAGTCCGGGCCAGAGCGGGTACCACCACAACATACGTGGATTCCTGGGAACCCTGTATGTGGTAGGGGTAGTGGTCCAGTCGGGGAAATCCACACAGCAATCGAGGACAGTCAGCAACCACATCGCTGTCCCCGGCTATAAATGCCTTAGCCAATATGGTTCCTGGTAATAATTTGGATATCTCAATGAGAATCTGAAAGCTACTGGGGCACACGTAATCAGCTACCCAGGTAGCGGTATCCTGGCGGATACTACCAGCAACCAGAAATAGCCGGACGTACCCGGCAAGAGGTGCCACGTCTCCCTCTACTGCGCCATATGCCGGTTTATACACCAGGAAATAGACCACCGACTCGTCCTCGTGGTACATATCCCAGGTTCTTTTGCCTCCGATGTTGTTGGGACCACCGAGGCGAATACATTTCTTCTGAACCTCAGACGCTTCGATTATCTGGTCCCAATCGACAGCCCGTTCTATGTGGAATGTATCAGACATGATTAAACAAAGTTGATATGAAGTGGCTCAGGGTAGCTTCCCGGTACAATCCGTTGTTCACCCCTTACTTGGTGGTCCAGGGCCTCATTGACCTTATGTTGCAGGCACAACGTCCCGCACATGGTCTGAGCATCAAAGTTCTCCGACCCCAGATGTGCCATGACTTCCCAGTATCGGTCACTCTGCCAGATATCCCACCAGCGTGTCTCACAGATGTTTCCGATATGGAATCCCTTGGCGTACCTCTCGTTGAAAAGCATACCACAGGGGGCCACCAGCCCCGACCCACTAATCTGAATCATAAACGGAGGGCCGTAACAACGCTGGTAGCTCCGTTTGCTATCTTTAATCTTGGTCCACTTGATAACGCACTGGTAATCGGGTGTGGACTGGTCCTCCGCTTCGTGGAGCACTTCCTGAAGGTTCTCGTAGGCATTGTAGTCTATGCCCAGAGACCCAAACTCGTCGTCGGAGCAGTGTTTAATGATGGAGTAATCCACTCCTAGAGCCTTACCCAACTTGGCAAAGGGCATGATTTGGTCGGCGTTCTGGGGCATCAGAACCATCTGGATTCCGATGGTAACCGGCAGTCTGTCGCGGCGCTTGATTTCCATCATATCCCGGATGTTCTGGCATACCTTGTCGTATGCCTCGGGCTTGACTCCCATTATGTCAGCGTACCGATTCCGGTCACCGGCGCTGAAGTTGACCCGCAGATAGGTCAAATGCTTTAGAATCCGCTCTGCCTTGGCTTTCGTAATCGAATAAGCGTTGGACCCCACGGCCATGGAGATACCAAGTCCAGCACCGTGCTCAATCGTGTGCTCAAAGGCGGTTGAAAGGGTCGATTCACCGTCAGAAACGAGGCTTATACCCCGTACTCCCATTCTCGCTGAATCGTCCAGGAAGTTGGTTATTATCTCTTTGGTGATGACACTTCTGGTGTTCTCCTGGAGCATCGAGTAACAGAAGCTGCACTGGTAGTTACAGACTCTCGTGAGGGCCATGTCGATGGTGATAGGAGCGATGCGCTCCCCGCGCTCCCAGGCATCCACGCGGTCCATATGCCAGGGGAGCTTGTTCCCGTCCAGAATCATACTCGCGTGCTCGTCGGCAACGCTGACCGAGGTGTGTGGAACGTGCCTGACCACTACAAGTCCTCGATTATTAAGGACGACCATGGATTCCGAATCGCCAAATCATAAATAGGCAATATTTTATCCATGTGGTCAATACGCCCAACGTACATAGAAGTCAACATCATGTCAAAGGCGTCGGTGTGGTCCTGGGTATGCTGTGGTCCGGCATTTAATGGTGATTTGCTCCCTACTTTGGTCCGAATAATCACCTTGGGCTTCCACTGGCCCTGGGAGCACTCTTCCAATTTGTCCAAG